GAAGCCACTTAAGGCTTTCCTAGATTTCTCTAGGGGTTGGTGAAGTTAATCACCACAGCAGTTTCCCACTGTTGCCAAGACAATCTTATTCCGTTATTAAGATTGTCGGTCGGTATGTAATCCCAAAAGGGAGTACACCGCAGCTTAGTCCTATACATAACTCTGTCATGCCTGACAGAGATACGAAAGGACACCAACTCGCCAAAAAGAAAGCTAACATATAACCCCGATGGGTTAAAGGAGAGCTTCTTAACATGCTTGGGGACACGGATGTCTCCATCCATAATTCTAATAACTTTTGGAGAAGATCTATATGTTTCATAAACAATTGAACCATTTAGATCCCTCTTAGGGATATTAGGAAGTAGGATAGAAGGTATGCGAATACCAGCATCGTTATTCTCATCAAATGGAACAAAGCGAGTCTTGTTAGACAAGCTAAGACCATTCATGAGGTAACTTATTGCATTCCTCAATGCAATACCGGTATAGGCAGACCAGCTATTTAGCAGGTTAATGGCGACAAAGATATCTTGTTGCGACCGGAGTTTCTTAATAAAGACACTACGGGCTGGTTGGCCAAAAAACCAATCAGCGCCACAAGACTCTCTGAACGGACCTTCAAAGAAGGTCTTCTTGCTGTTCGGACAGAAACCGAGTAAGTCAAGGAGACGAATCACCGATCGATAGCAAGAGCTATCGACGACAAGATCGTCTCCAAAACAAGCCCAATTCTTCCGAAATCCATCCAGGATAGGAACACCTGAATGGATATAAGCAGCACGAATAAGACAGCTAAATATGACAGTCTGCAATGGGAATGTAAAACCATTACCCATAGTAGAAATCATAAATAGAGGAATGCGATCACCCTTATAGTATGTAGAAGAAGATCGTAACTCTAGTAAGGTTCGAAAGAACCAGCTAGGGAAGATCTTCTCGCATAATCGTAAGGAGATACTATCGGAAGCGGAAGACAGGTCAATCGTTGAGAAAGACCCATCCTTCGAACCGACGCATGCCAGCCGACGATTCTCCATAGGTTGAAGACCCAGGTCAATACAAAAGTATGACCGAAGTCTAGCCTCAAGGAGAGCACCGAGCCCCAGTTGACAGAACATGTTAACCGAAGGCTCGACGCAAATCATACGACTCGTGTCTTGCGTTTTTGGAACAAAGCTGCAACGACTACCGCCAACTTTGTCATAGTTACCGAAGTTTTGACGGCGGTTGACTTCCGCCTCATCAAAAGATGGGAACCATTGAACAAAGTTCCTATACATATTGTATAGGTACTCAGATGTCACGGTGAGTTTAGATGAGAAGAGTTTAGCATACAAGCTATTCCCCCTAGCACCTAAAGCTGCACCAGGCCCTGTTCGACCTAACCCGATAAAATCGAAGAAGGAGGAAAAGAGCATTTCACCTTGAGGATGCAGGAATGAATCAATTTCACGGAGAAAACAACCGTAAAGTTGATCATCCCACGAATTCTCTAAGCGAAGATCCCAGTCCCTGCACTTTTTATTTGATGCAAGGAATTTCTCAAGAGCAGATGCGTCAGCATCCCTCGTGTCTGATGGTACCCATTTACGGGTAATATCAAACAGAAGAGAAGTACCAACGAACTGCTTATAAGAAACATCTGGTGGCAACTTACTAGGGTCAACTGGACCCAAGGGTAAGAATGCCGAGACATCCTTATAGACAGCAGAGTAAAGAGCATCAGAGCTAAGGCCCATGAAGTTCTCCTACTAACGAACCACAACAATCAAGCGCCCTTGTACTTAACCAGTACCAAAGGCAGTGACAAATGCATCAACCGCAGTCTTCCACCATCCCGGGAGGAATGGTAGAGAAGCGGAAGCAGCAAGTGTCACAATGATTGCGCTTTTATACCGACGGATGAACGAGATCATCAAATGACCCCGGTCACCACGGTATCACCGATGGAAGAGGAGATCTGAGTAAGAGCTCCAACCATCAGCGACAAAGCAGCACGTATATTAGCCGTGTCCGCAGTGTCGGAACCAGCTGGCACTTCAATCTCAAGCCGCGCTTGAAGCGTGGAAGGAGCTTGACCTGACAGAACGGTTACGCCTTTGCGAACAAGGATCGTATACTTGTTTCGTGGGACGTTACGAAGAACCCCAGTCACTGGATCAACAACTCCGAGGGCCTTCAAAACAGAAGGCCGACTGAGAGTGATAGTGAAAGGGCGCGACGGCGACGAACTAGAGTCGACACCAGTCTGAGTACCGCCAATGGCGGTAACTGCATACTGTTTGCCGGCAGAAGTCGGAGCCGTATCCGCTGACAGGGTATACGTCGGAGACGTAAGACCTGTTTGGGCCCCACCTGTAACGGGTGAGCTAAGTGTAAGAGACATTGGGTTACCTACGTTTAAAGAAAGGAACCAAGGACTTAACGTTACTCGAGATCAAGGCGCCGATGTTCTCCCAAGGCCGAGAGCTGACTGGCAGAGAAACTCTGACAGAAGGCAAAAGGTCTATGGATTGCAAACGGCGACGAGAAACTTTCGTAACAACAGTCCTAGCGTTAAAGGGTCTCCACGTCTCATGCTTCCAGATATAACCATTGGAGTCAGGTGTGTGGACCGGCGACGAAGAATATTGATTAATAAGCTTCGTATGTTCGGTTTGACAAATGAATACAAGGTCAGATGATGGAAACGTGAGAGCGTTGATCACATCACCAATATTGGTGAAGTAATCAACCACGAATGAATAAGGAAGAAGGTCCCAGGCCGTTACAGCAAAATCATTCAACGTAGAAAGTTGAAGAAGTTGAGGTATCGGGATGTTACCATTCGAATCCAAATTCAAACGAATCGCACCTTTAATGCGGCAACTATAAATCGTGTACGAATACGAATTAAGAGGAGCCGGTGCATCACAGTTGACGGAGCTACAGTTAACATCAGAATGATGATCTGTAGCTTCAGAACCAGTAGCTGAGCCCTGACAGGGTGCAGTTGACGACATACGTCGACGAGACGTAAGGCCGGCAAAAGCATCAGCCAGGTCAAGAGCTAAAGGACGCCAACCAAAGCGATACTCAAGGTACGAATCCGACAAAGCCTTATGAAGACTGATCCTATCCTTATTCTTCACCTTAGCTTTCTTTAGCTTGGTGAAATAGTTCAAGGTCAGTTGCTTCAAAGAATTCATCGGGTGGATGAGAGATTCGATTGTTTGCTTAATCTCGCCAAGATCCTGACCGGCCTCGAAAGAGGAACGAACAGACTTAGCGTTATCAAGGAACTTTCGAATGGCCCTATTTCGTACATCGGCTACGAGAGATATACCAGCATTGATGGAGTCGTTTTGCCATTTAAGGTTAGCGACACCAGAGCAAAGTTGGGTAGCGGGAAACCGCGGATCAAGCCAAAAACCACTTCTGTAATAGAAGTAAGATGGGTCACCTTCAACCTGGTGCCTAACGGCATCAAAATTAGAGGTGGCATCCCCTCCATTACGGATAGTAGCGCGCCAACCAGGGTTAAGACTGCCAGTGGCAGAATCAACAAAGGTTGTCGCCCCTCCAGAGCTATTGATGATATCAGATGGAACTGAAGCATCAGTAGTTTCTTGGAAGGAATTCCAAAGTAACGAACCATTCTTTACTTTAGAATAAGGCTCGGTCATATACACCTCAAGTAGTAGTGGTAGGCTAGTTCTAGGTACGACCTAGAGGAAGTTATCTACCGACTAAGAGAAGACCCAATCCTAAGTACCAATTTAAATATTGGTATATGGATCGAATCGCGCC